CATTATCATATCTGATTGACAGAGTTACTGTCTGTACTTCCGTACCACTTGCGTAATTACTTTCGCTATATTGAACTTGTTGCAAGAAACATCCACTCATATTCCATGAATCTAAAATGCTATCTTCATTCGCTGGATTTGATCCGTCTAATGTTTCTATAAACATACCAAATTTATAATTTACACCCGCAATTGGCGCACTTTGAGCGGCATGATCAATTTGATTTTGTAATTGAGAAGCAATTGCTTTAATTACGTTACCATCTACATCATCTCTAATTACACACTGAATAGGTTGCCATGTGTGCTTACCGGCCATATACACTTTTGAGTTGTATACGTCTAACACAATTTCATCGTGTTGTATATCGGGTCTGCCGCAACTTACTAGGTTTCTAGTAAGTCTAATTAAACTATCGGTTGCGTTACTGCCTCCGAAGTTTTGAAATGTAACCCTAAACCTATACGCCAACTTTGGCATTAGGGTTGTACCTTCAGGTTGCGTTCCATCAACAGGTACTTTAAAATTGCTTAAAACAGCCATGAATATTCTCCGCAGTTTATCTATGCTTTATGTTATTTATTAGAATTAGGAGATTTAATGCAACCGGGGGTTGTATGAAAGGAGGGTTCCAACGCGAGCCGGTACCCTCCTAGTTGATGCTCCGGTCAACGGACCGGTGCGTCATTTCATATATTTATTAACTAGTACCTGCTAAGGATCCAGTGTTCAGTATTCTTACAGGAATATAAATGAATTCTGCTGATTTTGAAGGTTCTATTGCAATATCAATCCAAAGCTCATTCTTATCAATTCTTGTAGGTGTATTATTACTTTTATCACACACAACTGCAAAATCGTAAATACCTCGTTTTGCTTGAATATCACCAACAAATCTTTCGATCATGTCTTTAACATTTGCTCTTGTTAAAGTATCATTTGGTTCAAAAATAAACGGTCTTACAATTTTATCAAGTCGTTCTCTCATGTATATAACTAGTCTTGATACATTAATTCTATCTAATGCACTCGATGCGCCATATAATGTTTTTTGTCCCCATACAACAAGTCCTTCTCCAGGAAAGTTTGCTACAGGATTAACTTTTTTATTATATAAAGTGTCTCGCATACCTGCTGATAATGCAACAGGTGTAAATTCTGATTCGCTATTCAAATACCCAATATTTGTAGCATTTAATACTGACCCTCTTGCAATACCTGCTGGTGCAAACCAAGGGTAAGCAACCTGATCATTGTATGCAAGTTGTCTTAAAATAACATGGCTAATAGGCTGAGCAACTGTATAACCATCTGTATTTGTTGTTAATGCTCCACCTGGATACCAAGTTGCCATTTTATCATTTTTAGGACTTACTAATCCCTTTTCGCCATTTTCTACAGCATCAGTACCATCAATCCATGTACTAACTGCTGTTCCGGTATTTGCAAGTCTAAGCGGTGTGTCAACAACAACAAATGCTGTATCTTTTCTGTCTCCGGCTAACGTATACATTTCATCAGCACATTCAGTATATCCTGGTGCGGCAATTAAGTTAAAACTTAACGATTCTGCTCTTAAATCATCGCTTGTTAATGCGGCTTGCATTGCAGTAATAACAACTTTTCTTTGAGCATATCTACCAAAACATGCCGATCCATCTGCGCCTGTTCCGCTTTCTGAACGCCATTTCCAAGTAGTTGTCAATGCACTATCATACTTTTTAACAGTATAAGAAGTACGACATAAGTTCACTGCGAGCATTCCGTCCGGATATAATGCTGGATTTGGAGCACCTGTTAACAATGTTGCTCCTGTAGCACCATTAGTCGAATCATCTGCTGTTTCAGTTATATCACCAAATACAATACCTGATGGTGTTGTTTGATCAGCACTATCATGAGCTACCCATAAACTTGTACTAGAATTATAAACTTTAAACACAAGTTGTGGTGCGGTTGTTGTATCAACCCATATGTCACCATTACTTGGAGCAGTTGGTGTCGCTGTACCAACTCCGCTTAATGTTTTTGGCACCCACATGCCTGTTGCTTTACGATATACATCAATTGAGGTAGTTGATAATGTGCTATCATACCATAATGTGTTGTCTAGTGTAGTACCTGTTAAAGCAAGTGGACTGTTTTGTAAATTACCAGTTGCAGTACCAGGCGTAATTGATGCCCACGCTCCTGCTCCATCAGCAGATTTAACTACCATTGAAGTATCGCCGGCTACAGCCGAAACAGTAGCATCAACATATACACTACCTGCGGCTGGTGTTGCTCCTCCACGGATTGCAACTACTACATCACCTTGTACTAATCCAGTATCTGCTGTTCCACCTAATGTAATAGCAGTAAGTTTACCACTAGAATCAACAGTTGGGGTTGCGGTTCTATTAGTAGCACCATTCAATACAACGGTTGGTAAATCACTTGCACTATAACCTGTACCTGCATCATCAATTGTAATACTAGCAATATCGCCTGCTGTAATTACTGCGGTTCCGTATGCAAGAGTTCCTACTCCAAAACGTCCTGGTGAATTTGCTTGTGTATCTGTATCTAAAACAGGAGTTGTTAATGTTGTCCATCCTGCTGTAGTTGAACTATACTCTTTAAAAACAACATTCATTCCTGCATTTGCTGAAGATGTTTTAACCCAAACATCATATCGAGCACCAGCTGGTACACTTGTATGAGGTTGTACGTAAACATTAGTTGCCGCATAATTTCCGGCTAATCCTTGTAAATCAGCTTCAACAATTTCAGTCCATGTACTTGCGGCTGTCTTTTTATAGTATCTAAATCCAGCTAAACTTGTTCCAGCGGAATCAAGTGTTACGATTGCATATGAATCAACTGTTAATGCTGTTACTGTTGCTATAGCATCATTTGGAACTGCAAGAGCACCTACTCCGGTTATTTCTGCCGCTGTTAATACTGCCGGTGTTCTACTAACCCACGCACCATCACTATCTGCTTCAAAAATACCCCAGGCAGTCGACGTTGTATCAAGCCATACTTGGCCATCATTTGGAGGACCAGTTGGTTCTGTTACTGTGGCTTCTAGTTCGGTAGTATTAATATTTGCTCTTAATATATATGCTCTATTGGATATACCTAAAAACGAATAGGCCGCTAACAATCCATGTTCATTTGTTTCATGCCCATGTACTGCTGTCCCGCTACTAATTTTAAAAGTGGGTTCTCCATATGAGGTAAGTAAATCACGCTGGCTAGTTATTAAATATAATTTGCCTGCGGTTGCAAATGTTGTGTATGCCGCTGTACTTGCATCAGCCAGTGTTTTATCCTGTCCTGTTGCAATCACGATCACAGGAACAGTTCCAGCGCCTGCTCCGGCATAAAATGATTCATCTGTGACTGATACAGCCACTCCTGGTGATACTAATGTCGCCATTTAGATTCCTTAAAATAGTCTTGATCTGTTTTACATATTTAGTCGGTTGTAGGTATATATGGTGTTTAACCAATAACAAAATGGAGAGGATCTCCTCCATCTGCATAGGTTACAAGCTCTTGTTCTAGCTTATCCATCTGAGTTGCGGCATCTTGACGCAATGCCTCACCATTTAATGTAGTACCTCCTTGAGGTCCTGCAATTTGACTAAATTTGCTTCTAGCTTCTGCAATAATCATTTTTGATTCTGCAACTGCCCAACTACGTAACCAATATCCTGCATATGTATCAGATAATAAATCGTCCTCAGGTCGATAATTATAACAATGTAAAATAATAGATTCATCGTTAGATTTTATTTTTCGATGGAATGAAAGTGTTTTTGAACTACGCTTCCATGTAAATAGATATTCACTACCAAACATTCGACCAAGCATTTCTCTATGTTCAGCATATGCTTCAAATGTCAGTAGTCCGCCAGCTCGTCCTGAATGTAATAGATAGGTATTTAAATAAGCCGCTTCAAATGGTTCTATATCATTCCCGGTAGAATTTGAAATACCCGTAACTGTCCTATACGCATCTTTAACCTCAATTACAATATCAGGTAAAGTATAATCACTCTGGTCTTTTGTGAGTGATAATACCATCATGCTTTCTTCTGTAGCATTTGAGGAGCGTTGTCTGTAACGTTCCAACGCATGGTCAATGCTTAAATTATAATGATCAGCATCGAGTTCGACATCTACGATGCCTCCACCTAGACTGAGTTCTATATCTTTGATTAGTTTTTGTCGTGAAGACTGCGCCATATTGTTACCTCTTTTTAATATTTATGCAAGAGGTAACAGGGGGGACTATTTAAATATCTTAAGAATTATTGTATCGTCGCTGAATCGAGGAGTAAGTTTTGTTTCAACTGACTTAATGCTAGTAAACCACTTATCAAATTTATTTTTAGTAAGTCCTTTGCATTCTTTTAACTGTTCTATTGGTTTGCGAAGTGTTTTTCTTCTACTATTGGTTTCGTTTACATTTGTAAGTGTTGTACCTTTTACTTTAAAGCCCGAACTATCATCTGCAATTAAAATACCAATTTTTCTAAATTTAATCTGATAAACAACTGCGACCGTGGCACCAATTAATCCTATTGGCTTTTCACTTACAACTTTGAGTTTATCATCTTTAACACAATATTTTAGTTTAGCAAGTTGTTTTTCTGCACTTGCGGGTTTCTTTGTACGTTGTTTTCTATTAGCAACTGATTCGCCTATAATCATATCACATGCATCAAGAACATCGTTTAAGAATATCATAAAACGCTTTTTATCAGGCGTTGACATATGTGAATAACCTTCAACTAAATCTTCATCTGTTTTTTCATAGGCTTGTTTAAGTTCTTCAAGTTCTATCATATATTCACCTCTAAGAACTCTTGCATGAGCTTGGTTACATCCATTACTACGCAAATGAACAAGTGGTTTATTTTGTAATGAAACCATTGCCCATGTGTCTCCTTGGCTTGCACACATGTCTTTCCACTTTTCTAATTCACCGCCAATATCCCATGCCTGGTCTTTAATACGATCTTGAATAGTTGGTCCTACTGCACGAATTTCTTTAGCTTCATCTGTTTTTTCTTGTTTACGAAATCCCATTGTGCAAAGATATTCAATATGACGATCAAGTTTTTCATGAATTTCTATTGAATGTTCTACACCTCTTGATGCCATTCGAGCAAGCCAGCCGTAAGTTGAAATAAAAAATACTTCAGGACATGCTTTTACCATTCTAGCTTCGTCTTTACTGCCAACTTCCTGTAGATAGTCTACAATATATTTTTTAGCATCTTTAATGTTCTTATGATAAGCATAATAATTAAATGCATCTCCTAATTGTGCTTTAGAAATTGCTCCGGCCGCCTCAGGCTCTGGTCCGGTGTACTGCTCATCAAACTGTTGAGGACTTTTTCGTTTTTTAGGTTTTGGTGCATTTTTTAATAAGCCTTTTGCCATTTTATCCCTTCATATTTTTTAAAATGTTTTTCATTTCAGTCCAATGTGAACCGTCCTTTAAATTTGCGATAAGCTCTTTTTTACACTCTTTAGAACATACATAACCTGTGCCTTTTGGGCAATTAAACATCTTGCTAACATCAATTCCAGAATCGTTTCTAAATGTGGTTTTACAATTAGTACAAATCATATTATATGTTTTGTGTGTGTTTACATTCAGGAAATGCAGAACAACCTAAAAAATCTTGTTTAGTACGTTTTGCGGTTCGTTTAACAAGTAGCCCTTCGCAGTTTGGACACACATGTTTGTGACTGTTTACATATTTCCAAAGTTCTCGTGCTCGCTCCTTCATATTATGAAAGGCATTTACTGTTCTATTTACTCGACGTTCTACTTTTACAGGACGATCAGTTTTAAGATCATAAAGTGTAACACGAATTGCATCCGAACCTGACTCTCTAGTTTTTTTACTGTTTCGATCAACTGACGAAAAAATACGAATTGAATAACGGAAATTTTTACCTGACAATGCCTTCATAAAATCATCAGCATTGTTATGCTTTATAATACGCTCAAATATATATTCGTCAGTATGTGGATTACCAGCCCAATGTTCTGATTTTGGATCTACGTTATTAATACATTTAAATCCCATTTCATCAACTAAAACTTTCTGGGCTTGCTCGTATGTAAATTCAACGTATGTTGACATGTATTCTTTTCATTAATTATTAATATATAAGTATTATACTACCTTATAATCAATATGTCAACCAAAAACAACAAACAACTAATTTATATTTTCAATGCTATAGGCCATTGTGGACATTTTCTTACATGGGCATTGCAAGATGCTCTGGGTTATAGTTATTATAATATAGTTAAAAAAGATAAACAGTTTGAAATATGTAGTACCTCGGAAATTGGAAAATATTTGTGTATAGCATCATATTACCATGCATTATGCAAGACTCAAGAAGCATGGAATTACATAACTGATACAACTAGCTTAATGAAGGTTGAAGGTAAGCATATATTTCAATCGGAAAAAATTAAAACATTAATTCTTCAAAACGAGTGGAGAAGTAATTTGTTTGTTAATAGTGATGATCCATCTATTTTATGTTTTCTCCCAAATGGTAACTCATATTTTGAACGTACAAATGTTAAACGATTTGATAGACAAGAAATATTTAATCCTCCTGTTGTAATACAAGGCGTAAACAAATATTGTATTGAATTAAATTTAGAAGATATAATTTTTAATAAGAATTATGATTTCGTTGAGTATATAACAGACCCTGTTGATATTGATAAACTGCATACAAGTATGTTATATTGGCACGAGTTTATTCAATTCCGTAATAGAAATTTTCCACCATCATCTTAGTGGTCAGGAATGTCAACCGAATATATCTTTTTCTTGTTGAGAGGATTTCCAAGCAAATCAACCGGATGGCCGATTGCCCGTAACATTTCATAAATGCTCATATCAGTGGTTAGGAAGGACCATATGTTTAGGTTTGTCAGGAATCGGCTCACTTTTTGGGATCAATTGAGAAACATCAAATGTGTAAAATTCAATTTCACCTAAAACACTTTTACTTTGAGTTTGATTCATAGCATCCTCGTCGACAAGTTCACCTTGAATAATTTCACCGTCTGCTTGTCGTCCAGATAGTTCTTCTTGTTTATCATGATCTTCTTCTGAGTATGGAAATCGATATGCAATTGGTTCTTCATCACCATGATAGGCTACCCAGTAAAATATCCAATCTGGTTCCTTAACTGCTGATGAAATTACAGTAAATTTTCCTTCTTTTACTTTATCTGTTGGGTATCCTAACATACTCTGTACTGTAATGTAAGTTGTTACAGTAAGAAATAATGTTAATGGTATTATAACAAACATGTACAGTTTATCAACACCATGTTGTATTAAGTCCCATAAAAATATAGTAAGCAATACTAACCATGCTACTATTAAAAAACTAAAAGTTAACATAACTATTCTCCTCTAAAAACCTACAGTCCATCATTTCTATGTATTTCATCATCATCAGCAGGAACACTAACATTATTTCTTCTAGTTCCAATTTGTTCCCCTTCTCCTTCGGGGTCGGCATTCATTGGTGTATTACCAAGACCAGGATTAATCCCAGTTGGTACACGTTTCCCTGCAAATTTCTTTTGCCTTTTATTCGTTGATTTTACATGACCTTCACGATCAATTGTAAATCTTATAACTGTTTCTTCACTACCTCGGCGAGGTAAAATAACAATCCCAGTATGTACTTCCCTATAAGGATTAAGTTTTATTATTTTTGTTGTTACTTCCATTGGTGCGCCTTCACCATTAGCGGACTTTATAGAATATAAGTGATTATTAACAATATATTCACCTGGCACAATACCTCTAATTGTCATTACTTCTCGATTTAAATAAATCTGTTTTACTGTACCATCACGCATTGTAACTGAATCATTAGATTTGCCAAGATCATCTTTATCTAAATGTAATAACCCGGCATGCATATTAGGGAATCCAACTATGTTACCTACAGGATCCTGCATCCATAAATCTATGTCATATGCAGATTGATCATCCCATGACATTATAATCATAAATTCAGCTTTAGCTTCAATGTCAGCATCTTTTTGTACAGGATTAATCAAAAGGAATGCTATTATAAACATGAACGCAAAGCCGATTAATATGTTGAAAAGCAAGTCGGTAAATGCCAAACTGCTTTTATATCGTGATTTACTCTCCATTGTGTAGGTTCTCGTTTTCAACATTAACTAGTTGAATTTTTAATGTCAGAGAACAAATTAAGCCAACCAGTGTTGTATATAAGGCAGTACTCATACCTAACGCCATTTGGGATAATGCTGTTTGAATTGTCGCTGTATTTGCTAAATCAATATTTGCAAATGCACCACTGAGCATTAATAGAAAGCCTGTTACAGTTCCAATCATACCCAAGGCAAGGCATGCTTCAGAAATAAACCACCCTAAGTCTATATTTTGAAATTGATGTTCAGATATTTTGGTACACCGACCAATCCAAACAGATGTGCAACAAAAGACTGCTAATATAAGAAAACTTAATTTGGTTTGATCACCATCATATAAATCTTGATGTAAACCGAAATAAACCGCTACACTTCCGGCAAGCACTGATAAACAAAAAATAAGCCACCATCGTAATAGTGCTTTCATGTCTTGACTCCAACTTTATTTTGTGTGCATCAAGACTTTCCCTTCGTGTTTATCTCTCAGGCTTAATAACTGATGCTAAAAACAATATTATATTTTAATTCAATAATACTGTATCTTTGTCTGTATTTAGCGAATCTAACCAGTCGTCGGGTTCAGGGGTTTCAGCAGATCGAATGATGCTTAATTGTTCTTTAATAAGCATCATTGCTACTTTTTCTGCATCAAATGGGGAGGCATCGGCTATTGCTTGTCCTACTCGGGTACCTTCTTCTTCGGAATCGTACCAAATAGATTTCCACAGGCCTATCTTGCCTTTTTCGGGTGTATAATGTAAATGAAGAATACCAACTAATCCTATTTCGTCGTTGGCAAAGCCTTGAATAATATCTTTTATACCCATGCTTGGAAAATATCGAAAAGCAATATTATGATACAATTTATACCTAAATTGTGTCTCCATTGCATGACGAAGCTCTCCGCGGAGGTTTTCATCTTGAACAAGTTCCATAACCGTATTTAAGATAAAGGGGGACGGGTTTAAAGATGGCTAATCAAAAAACAAAAAAACTACAAACAACGAACAACAAAGGCCCTTGCTACCGGGATCAACAAACAATCAATGTGCCCGGAATCAATGCTTATAGGGTTTATAAGTCCATGTAGAACTGAGTTTAAATGTAGCCTCTTTTACTAGCATCCACCTCTAACTTAGATCAAATTCTCATTACTGAGAATTGTCTCTTCTTCAATACTTAATTCTATGGATTTCTTAACATTATTTTCAAGCAATTTATCGTTTGCTTGCTGTTTTGACTTTTTTAAAGTCTTTACTGTTTCTTTAAATGTCGAAACTTGTTCTCTATCAAAAATAGAAACACTAATAGTATCACTGCTACTAACACTTTCTTCTTTTCTATTTTTAATTTTTTCTAATTGTCCCTCAATTTCATCAAAATTACGACGAGGTTTACTTCTACTAAGTTCCGTATATAAACAAATTTCTTTATCAAGCCGGACTTCTTCTGCAAGCAGAGCAGTTACTCCGCATTTGGAATTTACCTGAGCAGTTTTAGCTCTTATACTGTAAAGAGTAGTGAGCAGATGTGTCCGCATTTGTATGTTATCAATTGTTTCCTGTAGTCGTTCAGCAACCGCATCTTGTGGTTTTGTGAACTCGTTGACATCAACTATTGTATCAACATTAATATTAGCAATTCGTGCTTGTAGTTCTTTTTGAATTGCCGCAGATTTACGAAGGTTTATTTTTGCCATGTTTTTCTCCAATGTTAGCCAAAGTGTTAAGTGTGTTAAAAAGCCTTTAATAGTATTATTATACTACCTATTTATTGAAAAGTCAACCTCTTTTTGCTATAAACTGCATAAATTTTGGCAGGTTTTGATTATTTTTTCCTTATTAAAAGAATTTATAAGTTCTTTTAGTTTATTATTCTGCATAATGCTTTCAACAGTATATACACTAAGATCATTCCAATTAGTATCTTCCCACCAATTTTTAACAGATGGATTCCATTCTGCATCGAACCAGCAACATGGATACAATTTTTTCGTTGATGATATGTATATCATATTGTTGTGTGTGCATTGTGGTTTTATATTACAATTTCTAGTTACCCATGGCGATTCATTGTTAGTAATTGATTTAGGAATATCATTATACCTATCTAATATTTGTGTACCTTTAGCATGAAAATTATCTAGGAGAGTATCGTTAGGTAGTAGGTTGTTTACAACTTTAAATTTATTAAAACCTAATTGTTTTGATAATTGTTTTGCGGCGGCTATTTGATGTTTATTGTGTTTAAAAGGAATAAACTTCCAACCGGCATTTCCTCCAGCATTAATAAATGTTTGAGCGTTTTCCATAATTTTATTCCACTCTACACCGACTCTATAATAATGATTGGTATCCTCTAATCCATCTATAGCAAATTCTAATAGACCATTTTGTGAAGAAAATAATTTTGCAAGATGCTCAAATGTTTCCTTTTTACCTAATGATCCATTTGTGTGTAAACCAAAACTTATATGTGGATTATATTCTCGTGCCTTTTCAAAAATATCTGCAACTTCTGGATTGGCTAATGCATCTCCGTTGTTACCAACTGTTATAAAATAAGATGCATCTTTAAACCAAGTTGTTGAAAATATTTTATCCTCTAAAAAATCTACACTAAGATTTAAATTATATGTTATATTAGGATTTTTCCAAACTGTACCATCTTCCTTAAAATTTATTCTATTACAACCCAAGCATTTTGCATTACAATATGAGCTAATTTCGACTTCTATTCTTTCTGGTATGTACGTCATGCTTCACACTTTTGTTTACAAAGGAAGCAAACTTTTTTATTTTCCCAAGTTTTTTCTAATTCTTTTACTTTATAACTATTAAGAGCTTCTTCAATAGAATATTTGGTTAGATCATTCCAATCGGTATCTTCCCACCAATTAAAAAATTCTGCGTTATTGTCAGATGTGTTATTATAAAAATCACAACAAGGATAGAATTTTTTATCGCTTGATATGTATACTAACGAGCGGGTCTCGCATTGAGGATTAACTGTACTTTCGGCCCACATCGGTTTTTTGTTGTCTAGTACTATTTGTTTTTCTTCTAAGTCTCCTGAACGATTTACATGTTTTAAAATATAATCTGCTTTATCTAAAGGCAATAAATTTGGGTGAACGTTAAAATCTGTAAATCCTAACTGTTTTGATAACTCTCGTGCTTCATCTACTTGATGTTCATTATGTTTGAATGTAATCCATTTCCATTTTGCTTGTCCTCCATTATCAATATATGTTTTTACATTTCTCATAAGTTTATTCCATAATACACCATGCCTATAGATATGATTTGTATCTTTTAACCCATCAATTGAAAAGGTAACTTCTCCATGAGGTGTTTGAAAAAACGATGATAATTTTTTGAATGTGTCTGGAGTACCTATCGATCCATTTGTTTCGATGCCAAGGTTTGTAGTAGTATTATACGTTCTTATATCTGATACTATTTTAACTATATCAGGATTTGCTAATGCATCTCCGTTATTTCCTATACATAAAATTCGTTCTACATCTTTAAACCATTTTTGAGAAAAGAGACAATCCTCTAGAAAGTTAACATCTAAATTTTTATTTCTAACACCTAAAGGATTTAATACAAATTGGTTATCGTTAAATTGATATCGAGTACAAGCAAGACATCGTGCATTACAATATGAACTTAGTTCTAACTCAATAGTTTTAGGCGAGTAACTCATAGTGTATATTTTTCTTTTTTAAGATCCTCTAAATCTCCTTTTTTGAAAGCTGTCCCACCTTCGCAGGCACATGCTTCAGCACAAATTGAGATCATTTCAGGTGTTCTAAACGTCTCCCATAATTCAAACATTTTCTTATTACTTAATGCACTCTCAACAGAATGTATAGACAAATCGTTCCACGGTCCTTCGTCGTTCCACCAATCATAAAATACTTTGTGTTTTTTTTCGTTACAATAATAAAAATCACAACAAGGATAGAATTTTTTATCAGATGATATATACACAACTTTTCTACCTGTACACACAGGCTCAATATCTATTCTTTTCTGCCATAAAGGCGATCTTATAGGTTCATATCTGTATTCGTTAACGACTTTATGTTTATTTGCTAACACCAACTTTAATACCCTATCTGCTATATCTAATTCATTTTTTTCAAGTAAATTTTTAATAATTTGAAAACCAATAAATCCTAATTTTTTAGATAATTCAAATGCTTCTGGTATTTGGTGCTTATTGTGTTTAAAAGGAATAAACTTCCAAGAAGCACGACCGCCAGCACCAATAAATATTTTGACATTGCTCATAACTTTTTTCCACGAAACACCGGCACGATATAAATGGTTTGTATCTTCTAATCCATCAATAGAAAAAGAAAATTTGTCTCTGCTTGTAGTAAACAGTTTAGCAAGCCGCTTCCAAGTATCTTTCCTGCCAATTGAACCATTTGTATGTACAAACAATCCAACGGTAGGATTAACTTTTCTAGCCTGTTCAAATATTGTTGCTATTTCAGGATTCATCATTGGATCTCCATTGTTACCAACAGATCCAAATTGTCGAATATCCTTAAACCAAGGGCGGGAAAAAACTTTTTCTTGTAAGAACTCGAAATCTAAATTTTTATTTAAAACTGTATAAGGATTTTTATAAAGAAGACCAGTATAATTATTAATTTGAAGACGAGTACAAGCAATACATTTCGCATTACAATATGAACTTAATTCAAGTTCTATTCGTCGTGGTTGATATAATAACGGCATGTCATTGTCGTATCTTTGATGCACTCCGTATTTCTCTATCAATGATACTTGCTATTTTCATCCTAGAATTATTTTCTGGATTAGGTTCATACGGTGCTTTCTTATCAGATATATAAACATTAGGTTTAACTTCTACTTCTTTTGTTTGTCCGCAATGCATACAATGCACCTTCTCATCATTTGAAAGAGTTAAATTATAATCTGTTAATGAGGTTGGAGTTACTGCATAACTCCACCATTGATGACATAAATCACATTCAAAATGATAAAGAATTTCTACTGTATATCTGTGCATATTATTATCTCGTAAATAATTCGTCAGGATTAACCATTGTTTTAAGTTCTAAAATATTACCGTTTGGATCTTCTATAAACATTGTTTCTTGTTCTAAGAGTTCGCCTTTAAATCTTATATAAGGTTCGTCAATAAATTTTATATTATTTTGTATTAATCGTTTTTTAAGAGCTTGAAATTCTTCTGCTTCAACATGTACTCCAAAATGCGGAACTAATACACGACCCATATCAACATCGTGTTGTTCTCCAGTTTGTTTATTTTTTGACGCATGTAATGTAAGTTCATTACCCCAAAAATTTATATCCTGCCAGTTGTTAATTTCTGAATTGCCTTTTGTACAACCTAATACATTGCAATAAAAATAAATTGCATTGTGTAAATCCCCGGCAGGAATTGCTAAATGAAAAGTGCTTGCCACATTTGTCCCTTTTTTTAGAACTGTTCTTGTTCAGTTGATCCTTTTGTTGCACTCAAATTGGAACTACCTGTACATACTTGTCCTATTTCATCAAAGTAACCTGCACCAACTTCTCTTTGATGTTTAACTGCGGTAAAGCCTCTGTCTTGTGCGGCAAATTCATTTTGCTGTAGTTCAACAAAACCTGTCATGCCAGTATCTCTATATTTACATGCTAAATCAAACATACTATAATTCAAACTATGAAATCCAGCAAGGGTTATAAACTGATATACTACTCCTAAGTCGCCAAGTTCATCTTTAAAACTACGGATGTCAGCATCACTTAATTTTGCTTTCCAATTAAAAGAAGGAGAGCAATTATATGCAAACATCTTATTTGGATGCTCTTTACGTATTTCTGTACAAAATTCTTTACACTCGCCAATGTCAGGCAAGGAAGTCTCCATCCAAATTAAATCACAATATGGAGCATAAGCAAGTCCTCTTGAAACTGCTTGGTCCATTCCTGCATTTACTTTATAGAACCCCTCACTTGTTCGTTCACCGGTAATGAATTTATGGTCGTATTCGTCGGCATCAGTAACTAATAATGCACCTGCTAACGAATCTGTTCTTGCAATTAAAACAGTATCAACACCCATAATATCTGCGGCAAGTCTTGAGGCAATAAGTTTAGAAACCATTTCTTGAGTTGGTACAAGTACCTTTCCGCCCATGTGTCCGCATTTTTTAGCAGATGATAATTGATCTTCTAAATGCACACCTGCGGCGCCTGCTTCAATCATGTCCTTCATTAACTCATGTGTATTAAGTACACCGCCAAATCCTGATTCCATGTCTGCAACAATAGGAAGAAAATAATCTATATCTCCTTCACCTTCCATTGTTTGTATTTGGTCTGCACGTTGAAATGTATTATTAATTCGCTTTACTACGATTGGTACACTATTAGCCGCATACAGTGATTGATCAGGATACATTTCTAAACTATCATTCGCATCACCAGCAACTTGCCAACCACTAAGATAAACCGAATCAAGCCCTGCTTTTGCTTGTTGCATTGCTTGGTTACCTGTTAATGCACCCAATGCACTAACATAATTTTGTGAATGGAATTTATTCCAGAGCTTTTCTGCTCCAAGTTGTGCTATGGTATAATCAATTTTAATAGAACCACTTAATCGATCAACATCATCATCTGTATATGGTCTTTTTATACCATCCCACCGAGAAGAATTTGTCATTTTGTTCCTTGAGAGATTATTAATTATTATATGGATTATATGAATATTTATGGAGGTGGCGGTCCCAATGGGATTCGAACCCATGTTGCCGGCGTGACAGGCCGGTGTCCTAGGCCGCCTAGACGATGGGACCATATAGTAACTGAGTATTATTGCTTCTTTTTATGCCAAGAATTATGTCGAAATATTAAGTGTGCTTCTGATACTTGTTTGACTTTTAGTATCATTTCTATATGAGATAGTCTTTTGTGTAGTTGCCATCCTATTACTATCCATATTAGAGTAATCATAAAAATTAATGTTGTATTAAACCATGGTTTCATTGTTCACTATCTTTTTTGTAAAGAGTAGTCCTAAACAAACTCCGAGCCCCGTAAAAAATACGAGTCCGATAATCATATTAGTTGAATACATTGATATTATATCATTTGCTAGTGTAATACATTCCATTGTTATACCTTTCTATAAGTTGAATATTTAATGTTAAGAGTCATTTGGTCCTGTGCTACTTTTTCCATCAACACATCCTAAAGAATTATATCTACTTTGTCTCCATTTATGCTTTTCTTCACTATATCTCATCCATATTTGATTACCTTCTGGATCACAGAATTGTACATATACTTTGTTGTTTATAGTAAAAACCCCAGCTCGACTAAAGTGGTCTACTTTTGGTAATGTTTCGAGACTTCGTATCCATAATGGTGTACGTTGTTGTTGGTCGGCCGCACACCCTAATAATAAAAATATTAATAATATTGGAGTGGCCGACAGGAGTCGAACCTGCGTAAAACAGTTTTGCAAACTGTTGCCTAAGCCGCTCAGCCACGGCCACCTAAGTTTGTTCGCTGATGTATTTCTCCAATTCAAAATACTGTCCAATATATTTTCCACCCATAAAAATTTGCGGTAATTTTCCGCTATTAGTTACCCGAAACAATTCACCAAAGAACTTTTTATCAGATATAATTGTTGTATAAGGTATATTATTTTCGTCTAATAGTTGTTTTGATTTATCACACCATTCACAATCTGGTACTTTTTCATGTCTAACAACTACATTGCCAGTTAACTTAATTTCCATCTTTTAAATCCTACAATATATTTTTTGGTGGGGAGGGAAGGAGTCGAACCTTCACAGTCATCGACGGCTGATTTACAGTCAGTTGGGCTCGCCACTTGCTCAGCCTCCCCAGTGTTAATAGTATAAGCTATTTACTGGATTTTGTCAACCTTAATCTTTTGTTCTATGCATAGTTCGAAACTCAAGTGAGTCTGCATTATCACCACAATTTTTAACACATAAAGCACATGGTTTATCAGTAATAGAATGATTAAATTTTTTGTAAAACTTGTTCTCTACAATTTCGTGGAATTTAAACTTTTTTAAACTATTTGTAAGTGTTCCGTATTGTGTAGTTTCAAATGCCATTGAACGTGTATTTTTGCCACTTTCAGATAAATCTCCCCATAAATCACAACAAGCATAAACACTTGTATCATTTCCAATAAATGCATATTGGTCATCTAAATGTCTACAGGATACTGATTGATTTTCGGCATGAGTCATATACATATCATCGAGATCGTGTTCTGGATCAACGTCATCAGGCTGATTTGATAGTTTAAAAATTGCTTGCCTCTCCTTTAATGATTTACGATTCATTGTAACATGAAATCCGTGAAAGCCTAAACGCATTGCCATTTTTTCCATCTCTCTATAATCAGACATATGTTGTTCAAAGAAAACTGCTTTCCACACGGCTTTGCCACCAGCTCCTGTAAATGCTTTCATATTTTCTAAAATTTTACCCCAAAAGGTTCCTTTTCGATAAATGGCATTCTTGTTACGTAATCCGTCAACTGAGAAAAATAATTTACGATCTTCAGAATTCAAATATTTTGCTAATTCTTTATAGAACTTAGGAGTACGTAATGATCCATTTGTATATACGGCTATATCGTAAACACTAGGTATTGATGCACCTAAGGCGAGTAGTTTAATAAAATGAGGATGTGTTAACGGATCACTAAAAGATCCTTGAAAATTAATTTTTTCAATTTTATGATCACCTAATCCATTTACAAAATTCTGTTCAAATGCACCAACATCTATGTTACCTTGTGGCAATATGTTTTTACGAGAATACCATTTAAGGTTGTCGGCATCAATAGTATGCCTTGAGCATGACGGGCACATTGCATTGCATGTACCAGTACATTCGATTTCTATTTCTTTATAGTTCATTTTTTATAATATCTGCAAAAATTCTATGTGCTTTATCATTTGGATGTCCGCAATCACAGCAAAAAGATTTATCAGCTAACTGGAAGAATAACTTTTCATCATATTCAAAATATTTCTCATCTTGATTGTCCGAATGTTTGCTGTATGGATATATACAATCTTCAAGTAAGGCATCTTCTACTAATTTATTTTGTAAATTTCTAAGATAACATCTTGTTGGCGGCATAGGATCTATTTGAAACCATTTTACTTTTATTCCTAAGTTTTTTAAAAAATTTATTGTTCCAATAAAATCCATTATTTTTTTAAACACATCTATACTATTACAATGAATATTCATAGAATAGAATCTTACAAATTCTATCCATTGTTCGTGTGTAAGCCATTTTTTTTCATAGTTAATACCAAGAGTATTTAAGAGTTTTGTTGCCTCACGGTAATTAATACTATTTTTTGCAGAGATATCTTTAAGCCCTAGGTTCATTTTGTCACTTAAAAAAAGTGAGGAATTTGAATTTATTAGTTGTTGTAACTCACTTAACGTGTTATATATAGAGTAAAACCAGAAGTATATATCATTTTTAACATCAGAACGAATAGCCACATGTTCACATAATGTACTAAAATAACGTGCTATAATGCCAAATCCTTCTGGGCCATCGGGTGTTGTAGGGTCGCGTGAAATAGTATTAAATATCGAATCAAAAAAGGCAGGCCAGGTTTTTTCAAACAAACTTCTATGTTCTATTATAATTACATCAGGCCGCTCTTTAACTAAACCTACTAAAGTAGCAATAAAAAATAATTGCATATCATGATCAATACCCGGTATGGCAAAATTTTTCACTGAATATTCTGTTTCATTATGAATGAGTTTAGGGTATGGATTAACTAAAAATTGATGTTTCTTAGACGGCGGACCAAAGAATCTCGATATTGATTCATCTTTTATTTGGCATGATCCAGCACTATGGCTAGTTCCAAATACCCATAGTTTCTTCATAAATTTTCTCTGCTACATATTTGTGAATTACTTCATTCTGGTGGCCATCACTGCATGTTTCTTTTTCCCATGCTTCTTTGTTGTAATCTTTAAAGTAACTCTTTTTAACACCAGTAAGTAAGTTTTGTGGTACTAGTTGTTCAATAATTGTTGCCCATCCTGGTAGTATACAACTTCTAAAATCACCATGCCATCCATAAAACATGAACGTACTATTATGTTTATCACAAATTGCCTTCATCATACATACTAACGCAAACTGATCTACAACATAACTTGTACTAAAAATCCAATGTTTAGATAATGATTTTGCTAAAAGATTTGCGTCATTAGCAAATTCCCTGAGCTGTTGATCTTCCATGTGTTTAACTATACGTTTTGTTACATCCTTAGGTGGAGAAATAGGAACAAAATGACTAGGTAAATTATTATTTTCTAAAGGTAGCCCTCCCTTTTCGTACGCTTCACGTGTAACTAGATCACGTTTATCTAATTTGTCATGCAATCTAGTAATATTATCCGGAGATGCTAACCCATCAAAACTTACACCAGCTCTTGGTCTTGTTGGATGATTAAGTTCTGCAATTACTATACTATTTGGTTTAATATAATAATCTAACATAACTCCAAGTTCGGGATTAGTTATAGCAATACACGATAAATTTTCTACAGATACGTTGGCTTTACTGGCTAGAATATACGGCCAGGTGCTATCTAAACTTATTAGATTATCTTCACCGCAATTACCAAATGTATTGCTGGTTCCAAATGCTTGTATTAACATAATTGAGGTATTAAATCGTTAGCTATCATTTCATGAGCTTTTTCATTAGGATGCGAACATTCACACAATAACTCATCTTGTAATTTAATATGAGTTAAAAAAGAAAGCCATTCATTATTTTTAAAATACCCTACATACATTGAATCGAGTTGGTCTCTTACCAACGGAGTTGTTATGTTTTTCTCTTCTGTGAAGGGGTCTATAAAAAACCAATAGGGTGTTATACCTAAATTTTTTATAGTTAATAATAAACCATAGATAGATAAAATACGCTGTTCTATAAACATATAATTTGTACGAATTAAGTTATTGTGAACCTTAAGGTATGTTTCTATTTCTTCGCTAACAACGAAATGTTTAGGTAACTCAAGGTTTTGATACCATTCTTCTTTAAACCTATAACTATTCCTTGTAGATATTCCATTAAAAAATACTTCTTCTCGTGTCTTTGTATTACCATAGAGAGGTTGAATATTTGCATATTCATTATTATTGATATTATCTTCAAATCTTCTTATAATTATTTTTAAGTAAGAATACATATCGCTTAAAACATTATTTGGCATATATCCTAACGGGCTTGAAGAAAACCCCAACCCCCGAAATTCAATTAAAATTGAATCAGGTTTTTCTTGCAACTGCTCTAAAAAATAATATATATATCGTATCTGGCTTTCAAAACTAATACCGCCCTTTGCTAAATTTTTAACAATATAATTAGTATTATCGTGAATTATTTTAGTATAACAGTTTTCCATGTATTCATGGTCACAACTACCAGCAGTATTGCTTGTTCCAAATACCCACAGCTTTTTCATTTTCATAAGAACTTTAACGTAAGATAAATATTTATATGCCTAGACTTAGCTTATATAAATCAGAAAAAACGAACGATTATTACTTTATGGACAGGACCATCGGCGAACAATTTCTTGTTGGTGGGACCTCGTTCCTTGTTCACAAATATATCGGAGTTGAAGAAATCAACAACGATGATCCAGCAATACAAAATCCTGGCGCATTAGATGCGGCAACAAAAGAAACTATTATACAAGATTTATTATTTTTAGAAAATCGTGATAGAAAATATGATCAAGACATATACGATTTACGTGGAATATATAATGTAGCCGATAATGACTTTGATTTAAGTCAATTTGGATTTTTTCTTACAGCAGATGTATTGTTTATAAATTTTCACCTTAATACAATGGTAGATATTATGGGTCGAAAATTAATGCCAGGAGATGTATTTGAGTTACCTCATTTGCGTGATGACTTATTATTAGATGCCGATGCACCTGCAATAAACAAATTTTATATTGTACAGGATGCTAACAGAGCATCGGAGGGGTTTTCACAAACTTGGTATCCTCACATATGGCGTGTAAAATGTAGTCCACTAATTGACTCACAAGAATACAAAGATATATTAGGAACAGCCGATGATTCCGACAGTCTTAAAAATATGTTGTCTAGGTATACAAAAGAAATCGAAGTTAATGATGCAATTGTGGCGGCTGCCGTAAAAGAAAACCCTGATAATTTGCCTGATAATAAACATTTAGCAAATGCAACATATCCTGGCCCATGGAATGCCGAGGATGATTGGGGTGAATCAATAGCACAAGTTACACAATTTCCATCTAGTCCTGCTACTGGTGACTATGTAATACGTACCGACTTTTCGCCTGCTCGTATGTTTGAATATACTGGTAGTAAATGGCAACGAAGATACGACAATGACGAAACAAATAGATGGGAAAAGACAACCTTTCCTGCATATGACTTTACAAATAATTTAGAAGATCCTATAATTGGTGGTGATACAATTGAGGGAGCAGAAGGGCTCAGTCAAGCAATTAAGCCCGAAGATACGGATCCAACATAATGCAATATTTTTACGATAAACAAATACGTAGGTATGTTCAACAATTTTTAAGATTGTTTAATAATTTCTCTATACAAATGGGGCATAACGAAGCTGGCCTAGAAGAATACCAACGTATTCCTGTTAGGTATGCAAGTAGAGACCGCATGACTGAATCTATTTTAAAACAAAACAGTGAGAATATAATTAACACCGTACCTATTATGGTAGGCTATATTGATAATATTACTATGGCACCTGAAATGCGTATGTATCAAAATCACGAAGAAAAAGTTCAAGTGTTTGAAAAAAGTTTCAATCACGTAACTGATGCATATGAGGATAAGATTGGAAAAACATATACTGTCGAAAGACACATGCCTACGCCTTATAAATTAACAATGAATTTAGATTTATGGGCTAGTAACATGGATCAAAAATTGCAAATGTTAGAACAAATAATGGTTGTGTTTAATCCTACACTTAATATTAAAAGTAGTAACAATCCGTTAGACTGGAGTAGTTTAACATATGTCTCTCTAGTAACAACCGCATTTAGTTCTCGAACAATACCAATTGGTACAGAAGATAATATTGATATTGCTACTTTAGGATTTGAGGTTCCTATTTTTATAAATCCTCCTGCAAAGATTAGAAAACAAACAATAATTCATACTATTTTAAATGACTTAGATGTAGTAGCAACAGGAGAATTAGAAGAATGGGTATTAAGTAATCCTATATATGACTCAACTAATCAAGCACAAACATGGGTAATAGTATCGTTTGATGATTTTCATGCAAAAGTTAGTGGTACTACTGTTCAGTTATTAGGCAAAGACTTAAAATCAGTTGACTCTAATAATGATACATTAAAATGGGCAGATCTGCTTAAATCATACGGTGAGCTTAAAGCAGGAATAAGTCAATTACGATTTAGAAAAACAGCCGATCCATCAGATACAAGTGCAGATATTGTCGGTACTATAAGTCTTAATTCTGGTAATGATAATTTACTTGATATTGTATTTGATACTGATTCATATCCAGCAACAACTTTAAGTTCGATTACAGGTATAATTAATCCACAAGCAAATTATCCTGGCGACGGAACAGTTGCCGCGGCAACTAACGGACAACGATATCTTATAACAAACGATGTTGCTCAAATTGCAAGTTGGAGTTCATTAAGTGCTAATTCAAATGATATAATAGAATATAATGGATCTGCCTGGGTAGTAAGTTTTGATGCAAGTGCAACATCAGCAATTAACTATGTATTAAATAATGCCGATAGTAAGATATACGAATGGGTTGATGATAACTGGATTAATGCTGTTGAGGGAACGTATAAGCCAAGTTACTGGCGTATCTATCTATAGAGGGACATGGTATATAAAGCCGCGGGTTGTTTGTTATATTCAGCATCAACTAAGCGATTTTGTTTTCAATTAAGAAACAATAACAAATCAAAAGTAAAAACTTGGGGTACATGGGGCGGGCAACTTAATCCTAACGAAAAACCGTTTGATGGTTTAATGCGGGAATTAAGTGAAGAAATTTCGCGAGAAGTACAAATATCAAAAATTATTCATTTAAACACATATCGCAATAACGAATTTACATATACAAATTATCTTATGCTAGTACGAAATGAGTTTATACCTCAATTGAATAAAGAAAGCAATGGATATTGTTGGGTAGATGCATCTAGTTTGCCTGTTGGATTGCATCAAGGCGCAAAAAGATTATTCGAAAATGATAAAATACGTAAAAAGATAGATAAAACAATAGACAATTATTCTGTCAGTAAAGCATTATATGATTATGTGAAAAGAGAGCAATCAGCTTCTTGAGGAAGTACCACCAAATGTATCACTTAAATCAACATTAGTATTACCTATAGACCCGCCATCTTCTGCGTGTCGATCAGTTTGTAAACTACTAAATGTAACATTAGAAAGAGACTTGCCTTGTAAACCTGCAACATCACTTGCTGATATTGCAGTACCAGTTGCTGGTAAAGGATTATAAGTATCAGTGTCACCCGGATTACCAATATGAGCTGTACTACCATAACTGTCACCACCTGACTGTGAATAATAAAGAAAATTTAATGCGTGGTTAGCTCCTGAATCATATTCAGGAATATAACTTGAACCAACTACCCATTCAGTATATGCATTAGCATTGCCGGCTGTGCCACTTATTGTTACACCAGTCGTCCATTCGGCTCCGCCTGCTAATGACTTAAATCTAAGTGTGTGGGTTAAATTACTTGAATCAGACTGATCAAATCTATAAGTTTTACCTTCGTCGAGACTAATTGCAGGAGCTTGTTGTGAACCTAAATAAAATTTACTACTTGCCACTGTAACTGTGAATGTAACATCAGCCATTGATTATTCCTTATTCTAATATTTATACGGTATTACTCTTAATGAATTCTTGCTTTAACCATTCATAATTGTTTATTAAATGCATATCATTTTTTTTATTTTTTCCATACGCCTTACCAGCATTAGCGCCTTTGATACAATATTTTCCAAATTTTTCGTCTTTGCCTTTTTTGCACCAAGCATTTAAATACTCTTTATTCTTTTCATTTCCTGGATAAAGATCTTTATTACCAAAATAATTTGCACCGCGAGCAAGTTTAGCACATTCACGGAATGCTGTTCTCCATGTATTAAAAGGATCGGTATTAAACTGATGATAGTTACTAACTTCTTCAACTTGAATAAAATTTGCCAAGGCACTTGTAGCAACATCAACATTCGCTACATTTAATGTTTCTAATACAGATTTTGGCACTAATTTAATTGCTCCGTGACCATATATTAATCCATTAATAGGATTTTTTGCTTGCCAGACATATATTGTATTATTGCGTTTGCTTTCTGGAGGTTGAAAATCAAATTCAAACGTATCAAACAAAATTGCATCAGCATCTACAATCCATACCATTTCGGATTTTGATATCCTTCCTGCTTCTTGATGTGCTTTAGCAATACTATCAACTCCTTTAACCTGTAATAATTTTGGAGCTTTATATTTTACTCGCTGAAATGTAAACTCGGCTTGTCTTTCATCAAACGATATGTGAACAATATCAAAACTACTACTATTATAACTTGCTTGGATTTTTGATTGTACCTTTTCCAATTTTAATAATTCTGCTAATGGTATGTTAGGAATAAGTCGAACACAATCCCATGTAATGACTTTTCCTGTAGCCGAGCTAACACGGGGAAAATCCCATATTTTACTCATTGCTAAAGATTTTCGTGGTCGCCAATTCCAAGGAAAATCAGAACGTATATTATATTTGTTGTTTATTAACCATATAAGATCTGTTTTAGCATCAGGTATATTTGTTAAATCTGTTACAGTATCAACATATATTTTTTCGGCTTTGTTTAGGTTAATAGCATTCCAAGCAAGTCGGTCAACAGTAAATGGGTTATCAGGAATTTTTTTTAAATCGTTAAATGTAATTTGTTTTCTAAGTGGATTTAGTGTGTTGGTTGTTACCTTTAAAAAGATTTCATTAAACATTTATATCCTCATGAGTATATGGCTTTATTCCTATATGCTGTAATTCAAGACTAATTTTTCTATCTGCATAAATTGTAGCATCTATTTTTTTACAAAAGTATATATCTTCTCCATGATTTGGAGTAAATTGAAACCACGGTGGTTGAGTTTGCTTGAATATATTTATTGATACTAACATACAGCCTAAACCACAAGCTTCTATTTCAAGTAGATCAGGACCATTTTTTGTAATATATGCCCGTTCTAATAGTTCATGTGAATAACTATAAAAACCTGTACTATCAATTGGAGTATTCCGGGTAGGGTATATTCCTGCTACTACATCAACGTTATGTGCTAATAATCTTTCTATTAAATCATCTGGAAATATTATATCTCCATCTAACCACAAAATATGACTAGCATTAATTGCTAATGCATCTTCAACAAGAAAATTTCTATTGCGAGCTAAATCACTTCCTGAGCGTATTTTAATATGTATATCAATACCAAGTTTACCTGCTCGTAAAAATAACTTTGCTAATCTGTCTGCAAAATAAGCATAAACTTGTTCATACGCTGGAATGCATACACAAATTTTATTCGGTTTGTCCACTAGTAAGTGCCTGCTCTATATTTTGTATTTCAGCGTTAAGTTGTTTTACTTTTATCAATGTTTCTCTTATTGTTCTATACATAATATTAGTAGGTAAATTTGTAATTATTTCCATTGTAGCAGGTTGAATCTTTCCTAGTGTTAAAATATCAACTGACGCCATTTTACCTAATTTTTCAACCCAGTATTGTTCTTCTTGATCTTCTAATGCTCCAAGTACTTCTTGTGGTCCAGTACCTTCAGGAAGAATATCATTAAGCAATTCTTTTAAAATAGTAATTTCTATTTCGGCTGTTTGGGTTCCAAGGTCCTCTAATCTATAAAGTTCAGCTAAAACTGTATATACTTTCCTAGCTACGCCAGGATGTTGTGCTAACCAAATATGTTCTAATTCAAATCTTGTCCGATGTATAGCAACCAATGGTAAAGCCTCGGCTATAAAATCCGATGTTGATTCATTATATTTTGTTACTGGTGCGTTCATTTTTTTCCTTTATTTTGATTCTTAGTTGTTAAAACCTTTTGAATATTATCTATAACATCTTTGGTTTCAACCTTAATTTCAGTAGGACTTAAACTTTGCATATTTACATGTAAGTTATGACCAATCATTGTTGGTGTTGTTGTAGTACCCCAGATAACAACTCCTTTTTTACGACATTGTCGTGCCGCGGCAAAATGATGTAAACTAGAATCAATAGCAAGAAACGTTTCTGCTTTTTTAACTAGTGCGGCAAATACCATAGCATTTGTTTGTGCTGTTAAACATCGTTTTTGCAATTCGGGCGGAATTTGTATTGGTTCATTTGGTAATGCATATAAAAAGAATTTATAATTTTTATATTGTTCAGCTAATGCAAGCATTACATCATAATAATTCTGTAAATTTCTGCCTTGAGTCATTGCATTTTGTGCGTATTGTTTTTTGTTTACATAATGATTATCAGCAGGTTGTCCTCCAGTAAATTGCAACATTATAAATTTTTCCTTAATAAAGTCATTATAAATTTTATCAGCTTCACCGACCCATTGAGGATTTATAACAATGTCAGGTTGCATATCCTTGCCCTCTGTTTCTAATTCAAAGCCGAAACATCGAGCCCATTCTGTTACAATATGCCTATCACGTTTTGCATACTGTGATACATATGGTTCTCTAAAAATAATATCATTAAAATATTCAGCAATATCGTGACGTAAATCGCCTCCTGTCCATTGTGGTGCTGAATTAATTTTAGGATGGAATTTAAATACATCCGGAAATCCACATGCTATTGATATCTTATCGTTATCTCTTTTTGAAAAAGTGTCTATAAGAGATGAAAATAATACACATTTTCCTATGCCGCCATGTGCAACATAAAGATTAGTTTTTTTCATACCGTTTAAGATCTTCTAATTTTTTCCATAATTGGGCGTACATGTTTGACATATGTTCTACGTCTTTTATTAATGATTTATTAGTTTTCTTTAACTCTATAATTTTTTTGTTTTGTACTTGTAATGACTGAACTATTAATTTAATAGGTGCAGAGCTCATTTCTTCGTCAGTTGAGAGTTTATCTATGAGCTCATTAGCGATAGGAATTTGGCCTGAAACTACTACATCTATATTTTTACTTGAATCATTAAATTGTAATAGAAGTAGATTGACTTGATGTTTTTTTGCTAACTCGGTTACTTCGCCGATCCAGTCATTTTTCATGCACTATATATTTTAACAGATTATACTTTGTTTGTCAAGATTAAACTAGGGCTTTAAGAGTATTAACTTCTTGTCTAAGTTCTTTAATAGCATTAACAAGTACTGGAATTAGCTTTTCATATTTAATAGTTAAATAATTCTCACCTGATTTTGATGAACCATCTGTGTTTATATCAATAGGTGCTAATGTTACAGCCTCAGGAAATACCACATTCACATCTTGTGCCATTAAACCAATTTGAGGTTCAGTGTTTGTGTGTCCAAGTTTATTTGCTATTTCGTTACTTTTGTAATGATAGCCAGTTAATTGATCTACTTTATCTAACGCATTAGTAATTGGTCCTGAAACATCTTTAAGTCGACGATCCGAATAATATGCTGTAATCTCACCTGTAGCGGTAAGTGTCGAAAATGCACCAGTTGATGCTGTGGTTGCGCCAATCGGTGTACCATCAATTGCTCCGCCATTTATATCAGCACTTGATGTGCTAAGTGAACTTGGAGAAAAGAGACCAGTTGTACCAAGTGTTGTAAATGCACCAGTTGATGCTGTGGTTGCGCCAATTGTTGTATCATCAATTGCTCCGCCATTTACATCAATTGATCCAAATGTTACATCTTCTTCTGCATCATAATCAGCAGTATTGTCTCTCCAAATATCTTTATTTTTAGCACTAGCAAGACCTCCACCTAACGACCTAGCGTACCTTCTCCATTGCCTTTTGCTCAATGCGGCAAGAGAGGCTTCTCCTGAATGACTTAATGCACCTGCAGAATCTCCACCACCAGATGTAATAACAGGAGGAACAGAATTTTTAACTCGTTTACGAAATTTAAACTTTCCTGCACCTGTAATTTGTACCTTGTGATCATCTCCTAACCAAATAGAATCATTGGAAACGTGTAAATCGTCGACATTAGTTTCTGCATCGCCTAATTGGCCAACATATATAGTTTCGACTCCTTCGTCGTTTGTTCGTACTTCGACACTTCCAAATTTTGTTACTGGTCCTGTGTGATCTGCGGCACTCATTTTATTCTCCTATTACGATGTTGCTAACGACCAACTACTAGTTGATACTGCGGTCATCACTATTCTTACTGTACCTGGGCCACTTGCGGCATAAGCCCCACCATTATTTGTTACATACAAATATCTTGTATCACCACTTGTGCCGATTGAAAAAGCAATATCACCAAATTGACTAGGTGTATATGAATCTTGTATTATTGAACCAGGAGATCCGTATCCTGAGGTGAATATAACTTTAACAATACGTCCACCACCTGAATGGTTAGACCAATCAGTATGGCAACATATCATTTCACATACCGCGGCTGCATGAGCTCCCATATTAAATGTGGCAACTATTTTATTACTAGCACTTGTCCAACTTTGTGTTGCAAATCTTACAGCTCCATATCCGCCTTCGCCTTCA